GCGGAACTGTTACTGTTGAATGTGCTTTTGACGAAACAGATAGTAATGGTCAGATACTATTACAAGAAGCAACAGGATTAACTCTATTACTACACCCTGAAGGTGCAGATAGTGGCGATTTCTTTTTTTCAGTTCCAGTTATAGTAACTGGTAACTCTGTTTCAGTTACTATGGACGATCTTATAAGATTGTCTATTTCATGTCAGATTAATGGTGCTATTTCAAGAAGCACAGTATAATTTGACAAAAACTAGGAAATAAATTAATAATTGCGTATGTCTGCAATCGACAAAATCAGAGACCATTATAATTCTTTAAGTAAAGGCGAAAGCAAATATTTTGAAGAATGGGATTTAACTTTTTATAAAGAGCCAATCAATCTTGAAAAAAAAGGTAGATTATTTAAAAAAATGGAACTTGATGCAATCGAGGGTTTGGCATACGCACTTATTGAACTTGCCTTAGACGAACAAGGTAAGAATTTATTTACACTTGAACATAAAATTACATTGATGAAGAAAGCTGATCCAGATGTTTTATCAGAGGCGGCTACTTGGTTAATGAAAACACCTTCAAAAAAAGATATTAAAAAAAAATAGATAACGACTATGACTACAATACAGTAGTCCAATTGGCTGATTATCTGAAATTACCTATACACAAAGTTATGGAGTTCTCAGTAGAGGAGTTTTTAACTTGGATAATATTTTTAGAAGATAAAAGAAAAAGAGAAAAGCACGAAGCAAACTTAGCTCGAAGTAAAGCAAGAACTAGGAGATAAATGACCAAAAAAGTAAATATAGATATAGTCGCAAGAGATAAGACCAAAAGAGCAGTCGAGCAATCAAAAAAAGGTTTAGGTAGCATCAAAACTGCCGCTCTTGCTGTTAGTACAGCTTTAGCTGGTATAGGTGCTGGTAGAGCAATATCAGGTCTTATTCAAGTTGGTAAAGAAGTTGAAAGTTTAAGAGTAAGATTTAAGTTTCTTTTTGGTTCAGCTCAAGAAGGAAATAAAGCATTTGATAATTTAGCAAACTTTGCCGCTAAAGTTCCATTTAGTTTACAAGAAATCTCTGCGGCTTCAGGAAATCTTGCTGTTGTGTCAAAAGATGCAAAAGATTTATCTCGTATATTAGAAATAACTGGTAATGTTGCGGCTGTAACTGGTTTAGATTTTCAGACTACTGCATCTCAAATTCAAAGAGCATTTAGTGGAGGTATAGCCGCCGCCGATGTATTTAGAGAAAAAGGTGTTAGAAGTTTATTAGGTTTTGAACAAGGTGCTAAAGTTTCTATTGATGCAACTATAAAGAGATTTGAAGAAGTATTTGGTAAGGGTGGCAAATTTGGAAACGCAACAGATGAGTTAGCAAATACCTTTGAGGGAACTGTTTCAATGCTTGGAGATAAATTCTTCAAGTTTCAAAATGATGTTAATGAGTCATTTTTTACTGAATTAAAAAAACAGTTTGGTGATTTAAATCAATTTCTTGCAAACAATGAAGATGAGATTGCTGAATTTGGTAGAGAAATTGGTGAAGCACTTGCATCAGGAGTTAAGCTAACCGCTAACGCAGTTATTTTTTTAAGTGATAATTTTGATATTTTAAAAACAGTATTAAAAGCAATAATTGCTGTTCAAATTACTAAATTTTTATTTGCAATGGCTGGAGCTGTTAGTGTTGTAAATGGTCGCATGGTTATTCTCAATGCGACAATGAAAAAGAATTTAATTTTCTTTGCCGCAGGAGCTTTAGTTTTTGGTATAGAAAAAATTACAAAAGCACTTGGATTACTTGGAGATGAAGTAGAAGATAACACCGAAAAGCAACACGGATACAATGACTCTCTGAGAGAATTTGATCGTCAATTAAGAGATCAAAAAGAAACTATTGCAGATGCTTTTAAAACTGAAGAAATTGAAGAAGTTACAACTGCAACAAAAGATATGACTTTGGCTATGTCATTATTTGATGAACAGTTAAATCAACAAAAACAATCTTTAGCTTCCGTAGATGAAGAATATTTAAAAATTATTCAGTCTTTAGGTTTACTTAATGATGCACAAATTAAAACCATGAATGGATTTGATGCACAGAAAGCGGCATCACGAGAGGCTCATAATACTGAAGTACAAACAGCAGAAGAAGCGGCAAAAAAGAATTTAGAAGCCTTTAAAAAAGGTGAGTTTGGCAAGATCAATATGAAAAAATTGACTGACAAACAACTTGGTCAAATGGGTAGAGCCGCACTTCAAGAAGGTGCTAAGATAAACAAAGAAATGTTTAGATTAAACCAAGCATTGATGATTGGTGAGGCAATAATGAATACTGCGGCTGGTGTAACAAAAGCTCTAGCTCAGGGAGGAGCTTTTGGAATACCAATGGCAATAGCAATCGGAGCTATGGGAGCAATACAAATAGCAACTATTGCGGCTCAACAACCACCAGCACAGTTTGGAGGATCGAGACAGCAAAACACTCCATTCTTAGTTGGAGAAAAAGGTGCTGAATTATTTACTCCAGTAACGGCTGGCACAATAACACCAAATCATCAACTTGGAGACAAAATGGGTTCAACTGTTGTGAATTTTAATATTAATACAGTAAGTGCAAAAGGTTTCAATGAACTTCTTAATAATAGCAGAGGTATGATAGTTAATATGATAAACTCAGCAGTTAATGAAAAAGGAAGGACTAATTTAATATGAGCGGTGCTTTACCAAATGTTGCTTTTAATGCAATTAATATTAATAGTGAACAAAGAACTTTATTATCTAGGACTAACTCAGGCAAAACTTTTCGTAGACAGATTGACGGACAAAGATGGTTATTTACTCTTTCATATCCGCAACTTAAAAGATCTGACTTTGCTCCAGTACTAGCTTTTATTATTAAACAAAGAAATAGTAAGGAAGATTTTACAGTTACTTTTCCAAGTTATTTAAATGCACAAGGTAATGAAACAGGAACAGTAAGAGTTAATGGATCACATTCTGCTGGAGACACAACAATTGCTATGGACGGATTTGCTGGTGATGGTGCTGGAAGATTTAAAGCTGGTGATTTTATAAAATTTGCTCATTCAAAAGTTTACATGGTAGTTGAAGATGTTACCTCGTCAAGCAATGCGGCAACTGTCACCATTGAACCGCCATTGACAACAGCTTTATCAGATGATGAAGCTGTAACTTATGATGATGTTCCATTTACAGTTTTTTTAAAAAACGATATACAAGAGTTTAACTCTCAAAATATAACCTCTAATGGTGAGTTATTATTTAATTATGAAATAGATGTTGAAGAAAGTATATAATGGCACGAGGACTTACTACTGCGGTCAAAAATGAATTAGCTACAAGAAATATAAGACCAATATTATTAATAGATATTTTTTTTCCAACACCTATATTTATCACTAATAATTCTTTTGATTTAGTGTCGAATATAAGTGGAACTTCAAGAACTTATACAGCATCAGGTCATCTAATTAAAATTGGATCTGTAAGTGAGGCTAATACACCACAAAAAAACACATTGAGTATAAGTTTATCTGGTGTCGATCAGAGCATCGTATCTGTTGTTTTAAATACAAGTGTAACTGGAGATATAGTTAGAATATATCAAGGTTATTTAGATAGCAGTAATGCAGTCATAGCTGATCCATTTCTACTTTACTATGGTACGATTGATGATGTAAAAATAACTGATAATGAAACTTCAGCAACAGTTCAGCTAAATGTTACCTCACATTGGGGAGCTTTTGAAAAAGTTGGTGGTAGAACAACTGCTGATAATTCACAAAAAAGATTTTTTTCTACAGATCAAGGTATGGAGTACTCAGCGATAACAGTACAAGATATTGAATGGGGTCAGCAATGACATATAAAATTTTAAAAGCACAACCTGATCATATAAGAGATTTGCAAAAATTTACTGAAACTATGTGCAAAAATGCTGATGTTGCTTTTCCGTCTTTGAGTGCTAATAAATCCACAAGATACTTGATGAAAATGATTAAAGATGAAACTGCTGTTTGTTTAGTAAAAGATCAAAAGGTAGTTGGGGCTGTTGCTGGAATTATAACTCAATGGTGGTTTTCAGAAGCAGAATATTTATCTGAAATGGGTTTTTGGATCGACAAAGAACACAGAACAAAAGAAAATGCTGTTTTGCTCTTAGATGAGTTTAAAAAAATTGCAGATAAAAAAATGATACCATGTTTACTAAATACTCTTGATGGAAAAAGCATAGGTAAAAGAGAAAAGTTGTTTGAAAAAAATAACTTTAGAAAACTTGGTTATACTTATGGATATGCTTTATAATGTGTGGTTTTGTAGAAGATATAGTTGAAGATGTTGTTGATACTACTTTTGATGTCATAAATGATGTTGTTGATGCTGGGTTAGACTTATTAGGTTTACCCACTTCATTTCCAGAAACACCTGAAATACCTGACTATAGTGAACAGATACAAGAATTTGAGGCTAGAGGTATATTAGTAAACAAATTCGTATCAAACGCACATATACCAGTCGTTTATGGCACACGAAAACTTGGTGGTAACATTGTTTTTTTAGAGTCAAGCGGAACTGATAATGAATTTTTATTTATGGCATTAGTGCTTTGTGAAGGCGAAATAGATAGTGTAGAGAAAATTTTTGTTAATGAAAACGAGGTTACTTTTTCAGGATCTTTAGCTGATAATACAGAAAGAACAGTTGCCTCAAGTGATAGTAACTTTTTTAAAGCTGATCCAGCAGTTGATGGCTCAAGTGCCGAGAGCTTAATTACAGTAAGATGTCATTATGGTACAGATGGTCAAGCCGCAGATAGTATTTTGTCATCTTTAAGTAGTTGGGGTAGTAATCATAAACTTTCAGGTTTAGCTTATATTGCTCTAAAATTTAAATGGAATAGAGATGCTTTTAGTAGAGTTCCAAAAGTTCAGGCATTAGTCAAAGGTAGAAAAGTTTATAATCCAAATTTAGATGGTACGAAAACTGGTGGTAGTGGATCTCACAGAGAAGATACATCATCTACTTGGGAGTTTTCTGATAATCCTATTTATCAACTTTTAGATTATTTAAGAGATGATCGTTTTGGTATGGGTATTGAAAATAGTTATTTTGACAGTAACTATGCAGATTGGCAAACTGCTGGAGATGTTTGTGATACTAATGTAACACCTTTTAGTGGCGGTTCTCAAATTGATCTTATCGACAGTAACGCAGTTTTAGATACTTCAAAGAAAAGCATTGATTTGGTTAAACAGCTTCTTAAAGGTAGTAGATCATTTTTAAATTATTCTGCTGGTATATATAAAATATTAGTTGAAACAACTGGATCAGCAGGCATTACTCTTACTGAAGATAATATTATTGGAGCAATCAATATTACCTCACTTGGTAAAAATGCAAGATACAATAGAGTGATCGTAAACTTTATAAATCCTGATAAAAATTTTCAATCAGATGAAGCTCAATTTCCACCAGTAAATGAAACAGGACTTGCATCTGACGATCAGTTTGCGAATATGAAAACAGCAGATGGTGGGATTGTTTTAGAAAAGAAAATTAGTTTCAATACAATAACAAATCCATTTCAAGCACAAGAGATGGCTGAAGTTATACTTAGAAAATCAAGGGCTATACTTCATGTTGGATTAGTTGCAGATGCTACAGCAATGGATTTGACAGTTGGTGACATCGTAAACATTACTCATGCAACACCAGCTTTTAGTGCAAAACCATTTAGGGTTGTAAGTGCAACATTGCATAGTCATCAAACAGTTGCTTTGAAATTGGTAGAGCATCAAGACAGTTTTTATACATTTGGTACTCAACAAAATGTGGCAACGATACCTGATACGACTTTACCTAATCCATTTAGTATTAGCCCTCCAGCTAGTATTTCATTAGATGATGAAATGGTTGAGTATAATGATGGTGGTGTTTTGACTAGGTTACTCGTAACAATAGGAGCTTCACCTGATAAATTTGTAAACGAATATCAAGTAGAGGCAAAACAAACGCTTGATCCAAGTGGTAATGCTGTATCAGATGATTTTAGGATTATCGGAAAAGGAAGCACATTAAAACATCAGTTACTTAATGTTATTGATGGAGGTACATATCAGGTAAGGGCAAAAGCTATAAACAGTTTAGGAGTATCATCAACTTTTGTTTCAACAACAAGAAAGATAGTTGGTCAAACTGCTGTTCCGTCTGATGTTACTAATTTTGGTATAAATGTTATTGGGGATCAAGCTATATTAGGCTGGACTGCAATACCTGATCTTGATTTAGATTTTTACACATTAAGGTTTTCTACAGATTTAGTTAACCCTACTTATAATAATAGTTTTGATTTAGTTGCAAGGATAGGGAGACCAGCGACCTCAATAACTGTTCCATTAAAAACAGGATCGTATTTAATCAAAGCTGTAGATAAATTAGGAAACCAATCAGCTAATGCAACAATAGTTTCAACCAATATTGCATCTGTAAATTTTGTAACACAAACGACTATTAACGAACATACTGCATTTTCTGGATCAAAGACTAATTGTTCTGTAATTTCAAGAAACTCAGCGAATCATATTGCACCAACTATTTCTGGTACTTTAGGAAACTCAGGAGCAACAGTTCCAGCAAGTTCTATTTACGCATTTAATAACACGATTGATTTAGGTGCAAAACTTAAGGCATTGTTTTCAGCAACTATAACGCAGTTTGTTGAAGATGTTTCTGAGTTCTTTGATGGTGGTAGACCTAGTGCAAGTACATTGTTTGACGATGGACAGCCAGCACCTTTCGATGGTGCGGCAGAAGCAAACGCATCTACAATATTACAAATTGCAACAAGTGATGATAATTCAACCTTTACAGATTTTGCACCTTTTGTTGTAGGTGAACACATTGGAAGATTTTTTAAATTTAGAGTATTGTTTGAGTCCAGAGATACAAAAGCTAGATCATTAATATCAAATCTGTCGGTTACAGCCAGCCTTGCTAAAAGACGAGAGAGCGGCAATGATATTTCAAGCACGACAAGTACAAGTGGAAAAACTGTTACATTTGATCATGCTTTTAAATTAGTTCCAGCAATCGGTATTAGTAGTCAAAATATGGCAACAGGAGATTTTTATACAATTACTAGCAAAACAGTTTCAGGATTTGTAATAGAATTTTTTAACTCAAGCGGATCTACAGTAGATAGAACATTTGACTTCATCGCTGAAGGTGTAGGTCAAGTAATAACATAAGGAGAAAATATGAGCCAAGTATCACAAATAACTATCGACAACCAAGCATTTAGTACATTCAGAACTGCAATGAACAATAGCTTCGGTGCATTAAATACAGGACACATTGGTAGCTCTAGACCAAGCTCTGCGGCTGCTGGAACAATGTGGCTTGATAATTCTGTAACTAATACGATTACTATGAAGTTGTTTGATGGCTCAGATGACTTAACTCTCTTTTCAGTAAATACATCAACAAATGCAGTTACTTTACCATCAACAGTAAGCATTACGGAAACTGATCCTTCAGCTATTCCGTTTGCGATTGCATTAGGCTAACAAATCAAGTAAAAGGATAAAATCATGGCAAATAACTTTTCGGTCATAGAAACAACAGTTTCTAACAATAGTGCGGCTACAGTCGTATCAACAACTTCAAACAAACAAATAGTAGTAGGAATGAACTTAGCAAATACTGGAAGTTCATCTATTGCTGTTGATGTGAAAGTGAATGATGGTTCAAATAACTTCTTTATTGTAAAAGATGTAAGTATTCCCATCAATTCAAAGGTTGAAATAATAAAAGGTAAACTTGTTCTTGGGAGCGGTTATTCAGTAACAGTACAATCAGATGCATCAGGTGGCGATCTTGATGTAGTTGTTTCGTTACTAACCGATGTAACATAATGCACGATACAAATGATATATTTTATGTTGGATCAAGGGCTGGGATTGATGATGTTGATATTTTGCATAAATCTGACATAAGCAAATCTTTTGAAATACCAAGTGATAGCAATTCTCTTATGGTCGGTACTGTTACCTTTTCTGGTACTGTAACTGTAAGCGGAACACTTGTAATAATATAGGAGTAGATATGGGTGTAGAAATAGACGGAGTTAATAATAAAATTGATCTAGATGATGATAAAGATACATCGATTTCTGCTAATGTAGATGACACCTTAGTAGTAGAAGTAGGTGGTAACACTCTTGCAACTGCAACAGCAACAGGATTAACTATTAATGATGGTGTTACAATCACAACTGCTGACAACACAGACACACTTACACTTATATCAACAGATACAGATGCAAACTATGGTCCAAACATAGAAATGTCACGACCAGTAACTGGAGCAACAAACGATTTACTTGGTCGTATCGATTTTTCTGGTCAGGATACGGCTGGCAACACCCATAATTATTTTTCAATAGAAGCAATAATAGCAGACGCAACATCTGGTGGTGAAGAAGGTAGATTTTTATTAAGAACAGAAGTTGCTGGTGCTACAAAAAATATGATGGACATTAATGGCTCTGAAATTGTCTTTAATGAAGACTCACTAGATTATGACTTCCGAGTAGAATCTAATAATCGACCAGATATATTTTTTGTTGATGGTGGAAATGACAAAGTTGGAGTTGGTACTGACAGCCCACAAGAAAGACTTCATGTATTCGATAGCAGTACGACTTGTAATTTAAGAGTAAGTGGAGAAAATAACAACAACAAAAAAGTAGAAATTGGTTATGATGCTAGTAATGGTCCTCAGATTAAAGCTGGAAGTAGCGGAATAAACACTTTGAAGTTTTTTGTTGATAATACAAGTCTAGCAATGACAATAGCCGCTAATGATGTGATTTCTGGTGATTTTAATGATACATCAGATATTGCATTAAAAGAAAACATAATTGATTTAGAAAATGCTACAGAAAAATTAAAACAACTAAAAGCAAGGATGTTTGATTGGAAAAAAGAGGATAAAAGCAAAGAAGTTGCTGGATTTATAGCACAAGAGGTAGAAAATATTATACCAAGTGCGGTTGTTGGAGATGATTATGTTGAAACGACATTCTATACTGATGATGATGATATACCTGAAGATAAAAAAGTTGGTGATACAAAAGTAAGTGGCAACTCTGGTAAAGCTATTAATACCAGTGCAATATTAGCTTATGCAGTAAAAACCATACAAGAACTAGAAGCAAGAATAAAAACATTGGAGGACGCATAAGATGAGTGAAATAAGAGTAGATACAATATCAGAAAAGACCAGTGGATCTGGTACGACTGTTAGTAATCTAAAGAATCCTAATCAACCGTTTAGAAATTTATTAGCTAACGGTGATATGGCTATTGCACAGAGAGGCACTAGTTTTTCTTTAACTAATGGAAACTCACAGTTTCCAGTTGATAGATTTAAGATTTTTACAGAAGGAAGTTTTGCTTATACTGTTTCTCAATCTACTGATGTTCCGACTGGAAAAGGATTTTCAAAGTCTTTAAAAGTTGATGTAACTACTGGAAACGCATCCCCTAATTCTGCATCACAAACTATTTTGCAAACAAATTTAGAGGGTCAAATGTTGCAACATTTATGTAAAGGCACATCAGACGCAAAAAAACTTACTCTATCTTTTTATGTGAAATGCACAGCTACAGGAAATTTACAAGTTAATCTAAGAGATCTAGATAATGGTAGGATTATAGCAAATACTTTTACAATTAATTCTGCTGATACTTGGGAATTTAAAACAATTACTTTTGCTGGTGATACATCTGGTGCATTAGATAATGATAATGCTAGTAGTTTAAGATTAGGTTTTATGTTAGGCACAGGAACAGATTACAAAGGCGGTGCAGTACCAACATCATGGGAAGCATTAAGTAATACAGACAAAAATGCTGGTGATACTTTAAATTTTAGTAGCAGTGCCTCAAATGATTTTTTTATAACAGGAGTTCAATTAGAAGTAGGTGATACAGCAACAGACTTTGAACACTTACCTCATGATGTTCAGTTACAAAGATGTAGTCGATATTTTCAAACACTACATATGTCAAGTAACGGTATAATGACTGGTCAGGCAACAGCTTCGACCAATACACATCTGGGTTTTCAACATCCAAACGGTGAAATGAGAACTTCACCTACAGTTACCTTACCAACAGCAGGTAATAGTAGTAACACAACAGCTTTTTTAACTGCACCAGGTGCTTATCCATCAACCATTGGAAGTCATGCAGCAAGTGTAGTTTCTCAACATCTAGTTAGAATAGATGGAACAAGTTATTCTGCTAATTTTGTGGCTGGATATACTTCACTTTTTTATTCTAATGGAACTAACACATTTAAAATGGACGCAGAATTATGATTACAAATGCAAAATATATAGCAATTACAGACCCAGCAGGAAATAAATCTAACAGCACAATTAAAGCAATTATTGATGGTGTTGAAGTATTTGTTCCTATTAATACAGAAAACGTGGACTATCAAAATATTCTTGAATGGGTAGAAGAAGGTAATACCATAGAGGAAGCTGATTGATGGAACAAGAAAACAGAGAAGCTATTATCCGTATAGAGGGTAAGCTAGAACTGTTAGATCAAAAGCTAACAACTCT